GCTGTAATAATTTTAATCATAAGAATTAAATTTTTAATTTTTTCTTGTTTTAATTCTTCTTCAGTTTTTAATATAATTTTTTCTTCTTGTTCTTCTTTTAATAGTTCTAAAGGTGTTTTAGTATTTTCTAACATTTCTTTTTCAAAATTTGTAGGTTCTTGATAATCAATATCTTTAACCCAATCAACATCTTTTTTATGTAAAAAATCAGAATTTTGAATAAGTCTAGTTATATTATCAGATATTTCAGGCATATCGGTATTTTCCATTATATATATTATACTACTATTTCTTTAAAGGGTTTTACAGAAGCTTTTATAGAGTTTAAAGGTGGTTTTAATTCGTCTATAATCGATTGTTCAAATTCTTTACATTTGGATAATAATAATATATCTACTTCATGTAATTTTGTAAATGTAAAGTTATCCCATCCGCCGTTATTACGTATATATACATACAATTTACACCAATATAATTTACCTACTCTATTTCTGACATTCTTTTTATGGTGACTTTTTCGTCTTGATAAATTTAATGTACTACCGATATAAAATTGATCTTTATCAGTATTATTTTCTATTTTGTAAATATAACATTTCATAATATTATATATAGTTAATAATCTCTTATTTAGTTTTACGCATTGCCCTAATTCTTGCCATATGGTCTTTAGCTTCTTGAGATCCTTTTTTAAATCCTGATCCTTTTTTACCTCTGTTATCCATTTCATACATTGCACGATTTGCAGCACTATTAAGTACTCCAGCTGTTGAATTAACAGCTGCATTTTTAAGCATCTTTCCACTTGCTCCTGTTCCATTTACTTTTCTATCTGCTTCAGCGAATGCATCAATCCAATCTTGGTCTGTAACACCTTTTTGACTTTCTCTATATCTTTGGTTTGGTCCACAACCTCTAATACCAAAACCCAATTTTTTGGTATTATATCCTCCTTTATTGTATATATCTAATGATTTATTTGTATCTTTCATAGCTTCAGCATTTGTATACTTTTCTTTATCTTTTGCCTCTTTTGTTTCTTTTTTAGTCATACCATCATTACCTCCTTTCTTTTGAAATCCTGCAGTGCTAAATAATTCACCGCCTTTAAATTTTGATGGTCTTGGCATTGTTGTTGCTTGTTCATGTTGTACCCATCCACTTGTGCTATTATCCATTAATTTTTTTAATTTAGCTGATGACATTTTTGGTTCAACAGCTGGTTTCATTCCACTATCAATAATTCCCTGACCTAAAAATTTAAATCCTTTAATAATGGATGGTTTAACACCATGTTTTAAATGATGGTCCTGAATTTCTTTTGTTAATTTAACAATTTTATTTACAATAGCTTTCTCTTTTAATGCTCCGCCTTTCATTTTATGTTCATTTTCACTTTCACTTGTTGAAGCTTCTGACTCATCTTCTGAATTATATCTCATTAATTTATTAGTTGATTTACTCTTTATACCTATTATAAATTCAATATTATTATCAATTTTTTTAGTTCTATATTTATTAAACATTTCAGGTTCTAATTGTCTAAATCTAAAATGTTCTGGTTTTTTATCTACATCAGTTTTAAAACCATGTTGTTTAAGCCATTTTTTACAATCTGTTAATTTCCATTCTGGTCTCTTGAATAAAACACTTTGAATATTTGTATGAGTTTTTAATCCAAACCCAAACATTTTATTGAATTTCTTTTGTGTTTTATGTGCAACATCTGTTACAGGTTGAAAAGCATCTGTAACAGGTTTAAAAACACTATCTTTAGTTTTATCAAGAATATTAGTTGAATGTTCTGCAATTGGATCAAGAGTTTTAGGAATAATTTTAATATCATTTTTTGTTGTATTAGTTAATAAACTAACAGGATCTAAAATACTCTTTACAACTTTAATATCTTTATTATGACTTCCAATAATAGCAGGATTTAAGGTTGTATTATTTCCGCCTACTAAACCTTTGTTTGCTAAATTTTCAGCAATATTACCAGATTGTGAATGAGTAACTAAATCAACATTTGATTTTCCATATTTTTTATTAGCCTCTTTCTGAATTTGTTCTGAATTCTTATACCTATTTGAATATTCATGCATTCCAATAGGAATTAAAAGATTATTAGACCAATCTGTCATATTATCAGTTCCTGCAATTGTATGAACTGCTTTTCCTGTTTCAGGATTATAATAAACTTTATTCCTTTTCGTTGATAATGCTTCATCAAGAATATAACCATTAATATTTTTTGCGTCAGATTTCTTTTTATAACCTGCCTCTACAAATTCTTTTAAATTCTTTTTCATTAATCATAATAAAGATTAAGTGTTTATATATTTTAATGAAATGGATATTATTATTATTATTTATACCTATAGTGGTATCATTAAAGTCAAACTGTTATAAATGTATATGGGTAAAACCAGTATTTCCTGAAAAGAGATATTGTATATACTATCAAGAATATATAATATCAGAATTTGATAATTGTACAAAATATAAGCGTAAGGATCTGGACTGGTGACTTACCATAAAAGATTATAACTTAGATTGGCAGGACTATATTCCGGTGCATCTTTCCATGCATGATTACGACTACGGAAATTATCTCGTTTCTGTTTATCCTTTGTTTTTGTATAATCCTGATATCCCATCAGCCCAAAATGTTTCACATGTCCCTCATCATCATGGGTCATATATTTCTTATCTTTTCTCGATGAGATTTCAACGGGGTTTAAACCGAGTTTTTTGGCCTTTTTTTGAACTATTAATATATTTGAATACATTTTTAATTGTTTTTCTTTATTCATTGTTATTACTTATTTTCATTTATTCTTTATCATGATTGAGACCAAAATGTCCAAATGTACCAATTTTTACCCCCTTTTTACAAACCTCCCTTAGAAACACTATTTCCCCGAGACCTTTATAAAAACAACCCTTTTTTTGGCTTTTTTGGATATTTGGACTTATTTAAGTATTATAATTACATTTCTCTACTATATTATTTTCATTTAATAAAAAAGGTTTACCACACCCATATATCCCATCAGAAACGAATTTTTCACAATCTTTTTCTGAAGCGTGTTGAGGTATTTGAGTATATGTATCTTTAAATATACCACATCTAAATATTTTACAATTTAATTCTTCTACCCATATCATTTGATCACAATGAGGACAATTAATAATTAGTTTCATCTATATCAATTATATGTTTCATTCCTTTTAATAACTTTCTAAATTCTTCTCTATTTTTTAATTCATTATTAATTTCTATTAATATATTTTCTGACCTATCAGTCTCTTCATTGACAAAAAACTTATATCGTGTATTCTTTTCCACATACTTTTCGAGTAATAATTTTAATTTATCATCTGGCATTGTTTTTAATATTTTAATATCCATTAATTATATAAGTTATTTTATTTTTATATATTATAATAATAGATATAACTTAAATAAGTCCAAAAGTCCAAAAAAAGAGTAGATTTTATAACTTAGTAAAGTAAGAATTGATATTCCTAGGGAGCTTTGTGAAAATGGGGGTTGGCTGATTAACTTTTTGGCTTTTGGACGGGTTTAAATAGTATAAAAAGGTATAAAAAGGTATAAAAAGGTATTTATTAGGTATAATAATGAATAATAAGTTTAAATTTGATGATATCTATAACGAATTATATAACATAAAGTGTCGCGGATGTGTACCAATAATACAATATAAAAATTTAGTTAACAATATTAAAGGGTATATAGATAGGTGTTCAAATGATGATCACAATGATTATTATTATGACATACTTGATATATATCACGACTTAATTGATTTATCAAAATATACAACATCTAAAGGTCATGTTAAAAAAGTATTGTTTAATAAATTATATGATAAGGTACATAATAAATTCTTATTAAAAAGTCCAAAATAAAATTGGACGTGAGCCAAAAATAAAAAGGACTTAAAGGTTAGTTTACTTAATATATTAATGGAATCCGAATACCCGACTATCGATCAATACCTTGAAATTCTTGAAAATGAATGCAATATCGCTTCATTTTATGAAGAATGGCATAAGGGAATACACGTGTATTCAAAAAAATATTTATACGGGTTTAATATGTCTAAAACATCTAACATGTTATGGAGTCCTATTGAACCAAATCAAATTATGTCATCAATGGGTGCTTTCTTTCAACAAACATTCCGTAATTATATGGATTTTAAAAATGTATCAAAAGAAGCACTAGAAAAACTTCACAAAAAAACTAATAAATTATGTTCTGAAAATAGATTAAGAAGTATATATAAATTATATGAAGCATTAATTATTGATAATGAGTTCATGGATACCCTTAATCGTGTACTTCCTCATCACTTACCTATTAAAAATTGTTTAAAAATTGATTTACGAGATGGTAATACATCACGAATATCTAAAGATGATAAATTTAATTTTGCATGTCCTGTTGAATATACAACAAATCGACCAGAGGAACTTATGAATATGCTTCGGGCTATCGCATGTGATAAAGAAGAAGATTTGAAATATATTCAAAAGATGTTAGGTTACGGTCTAACAGGTCATATTAATTCAAGAGTTTATTTTATTCTATATGGTAAAGGTTGTAATGGTAAAACAGTACTACTAAATTTAATGTCAAAAATATTATGTCAACAATATCAATCAGTATCAAAATGTGTTTTTATCAGTAGTAATACAAATAAAACAGGTGGTACAGAAGTATTACAACTAAAAGATTGTAGAATGGCTACATTTTCAGAAACAAACGCGAATGATGAACTAAATGAATCAATTATTAAAATGATTAGTGGTAATGATTTAATCACAGCTAGAGGATTATTTAAAGATCCTATGACATTCATTCCACTATGTAAACTAATTTTATGTACTAATTTTAAACCAGATTTTAACGCTAATGATAAAGCTAATGTAGATCGTGTAAGACTTGTACCTCTTAATGCACGATTTGTTGAAAACCCTGTAAACCCAAATGAGTATAAACGTATTAACGGTATTGATAAAATTATTGAAACTAAATACCTTAATGAATTCTTTTCATGGTGTGTAGATGGTGCATTGGAATACTATAAAAATCCTGAGTTTAACCCTGTAGGTGAGATACTTGAGGCACAAAATGAATATATTAGAGAACAATCTAATATTACTAACTTTATTGACGATATATATGATTCTGGAACAGATTGTGATATTATTCCAAAATCAGAAATTAAAAGTAATTATGATTTTTGGTGTAAAGAAAATAGTATTAAACCTATGAAAATGGCGGCATTATATAGTGCGTTTGATGATAAATTTGATAAATCATTTAAATGTAGAACTAAAAATGAATGTTATAATAAATGGGTTTATAAAGGACTTAAAATTAAATCAGATGATCATAAAGAGTACGAAGAATCTAAAGTTATAGTTACTAAAACTAAAAAACATGAAGATTTAAAAGTTATAGTTACTAAAAGTAAAGATAACGATGAACCATTCAAATTTCCAGATCCAACAGGTTTGGATATGGGATTATAAAAATATGTTTAAACATATAATGCGATTATTAAATAATAATGGCATCATATCAACCACCAAGTGAGTTTTTAACGATTTTTGATAATACGGTATTTACAGCAACAAATCCCACGTCATCAAGTGGAGGATTAACATTAGCCCAAGCTAATTTATTATATTTAAGAAAAAACTATCCTGATGTATGTACAGTATTAGAGACATTTAATGGAGGTATATCAACTACTTTTTTAACATCATCTGGAAATATTACAGGACCAATTGTATCAAATTCATTATCAGCTGTTTTATCATCAGATACAGTAAATGTATATAACAATTTAACTAATGGAGTATTAAATATTGGTACTAATGCACGTACAGCAAATATGAATATTGGAACAGGACAAACAAATAATCAACTATCAATAGGTAGTAATTTAAATACACAAACTAATATATATGGAGGATCAGTATATTTAGGAAATAATACAAGTATTTCAGGAACTTTAGGAGCAAATGCAATAACTGGAACATCATATACAGGAGGTCCTGTATCAGGAACTACATTTACATGTACATCATTAAACTCATCTGGAGGCACAATTACAGGTGGTGCTATTTCAGGAACTTCATATTCTGGAGGTACTATTAATGGTACATCTATAACAGGGACATCATTAAATGCAACAGGTGGAACTATTACAGGTGGTGCTATCACTGGAACATCATATTCTGGAGGATCTATTACTGGAACATCATATTCAGGGGGTACTGTTAATGGTACAGCATTTACATCAACATCATTAAATACAACTAATGGAAATATTACTATGGGTACTGGTAATATTGTTTCTGTAAATAATATAGCAGCATCAGGAACTATTACAGGAACATTTACAGGAACTGTAAGTTCAGGAGCTATTGTATGTACATCATTAGATGCTACAGCTGGAATTATTAAAACAACTGGTTTTGTTAGAACTAATGCATATGAAGGAATATTAAATAATGATGTAGTTGAATTATTTACAAATAATGTATCAGGAGTATTATCATTTGGTAACAATTCAGCAAGAACAGCTAATATAAATATTGGAGGTGGTATGACAGGTGGTGTTCTTAAATTAGGATCATCTGGTGATACTCGTCTTA